TTACTTTTGATATAAGCTTCTTTACCAAAGAACGCCGCAACGATTGCTGCGACAGAAACAAAATATGTTGCTGCCATGTCACCCAAGATTTTTGCTGCTTGGTCCATGTTCATAAGAACTGCTAACACAACCAAAGATGGGTACAACAACATACCGGCAAGCGCAAACCACGCCATTTTGCGTTGAGCGTCTTCCTTCTTGTCCTCATTCTCTAGTCTTACTAATTTTTGGTCCATCTCAAATTCTTCATCAGTCACAACACCATCACCATTTATATCATATTTTTCATATTGACTATCCGGCTCAAGTTCTTTTTGTGCCACTGTTAACTCCTTCTTGCTCGACTTTCTTCCTGCCGTCTTTTTTCTTCTTCCTCCTCAAGATGTTTTATTAATAAACCAACGTATATTTCCCTCTCCCACGGCATCATTTCTTCTAACTCTGTTAAACTATATTTATGATGTTGCATCATAGAAAAGTTTAATTCATAATGAGATTTAATCGATACATGAGAGAGGGCTAGCCAAAAAAATTCTCTAAACCTTGAATAATTATCTCATTTTCCTTGTTTGTATTCGGATTTTTAACATTCATCACATGAACAAGTTTTGGCATTGTTTCAAAATATTCACCTATTTTTTCAAATACGTCTGGTGACAACATGTCAATAAATTCATTCAACTCACTTTCAGTCATTTCAGACCTATTATAAATTTTATCACCGTCTGTAATTTCAGTAACACATTTTTGTGTTAGCTCCATTACATGATTAACTATATTGTCTGAAGATTCGTAATTTAAACTTAAAGCATCTTTCACCACTGGCCATCTCAAAATCATTTTAATTTTATCTGATATGTCAATTGTATTAGTATGTTCCTCATTTACTTGAACATCTATCTCATCAAGATTTATCGTAACGGGCACTCTCGTTTGCTCATCGTCAGGACATAGAACATTTAGCTCTGCTGTCTCACCAACCGACTTACACCGTATTTTTAAGAAAATATACTCAAAATCAAAAACCGGCATTTGGGCCACGTTCAGCACACCAAACGTGCAACCGTCCACTAGAGATATCATTCCGTCCATGATGTCTTTTTTATTCTCTGATTCTTGTAGAATCATCAGTGTCTTTTGTTCTTTTACGAGAAACGGTCTATATTTTATTTCTTCTTGTGTTGATGGTAATTCTAAAGTAAAAGTTGGTATATCGAGTTTTGGTAACGCCATAATTTTTTTATCCTTATAATAATTTTCTCACTACAGCTGGAAGATTTCTTGTCAAGTTTCTCTCAACCGTATTTGTAAATGTGTCAACTATTGTACCACCAAGACTTTGTTGAGACTCTGCGTCAAGTGGTTCAAATTTTCTAAACGACCATGATACTAAGGTTTTTGTAACCTCTGTGCTCGGTCCAAGTGACAACTCTAATGCAGCAATGGATTTAGGAAAACACTCTTCTAGTCTAATTCCAAAGGTCTTACGATTGTTTCTATCCAATAGGTACATATCTAGTGTCCCAACATAATCTCTGTAATACCCAACAGCATGGGTGTCTTTGTTGAATGATAGTTGTTGCCATTGTTCAAAAAACTTTCTTTCATCTAAACCCGCTGTCGCTATGAACGTCATACTAATCTCTTCTGCGAATGTCACCTCTGTGACGTATTCTCTCTGTGGTCCTAATATGGCCCCGGCAGAGGATATTTGAGTTTGCACTGACCTACCAGGCAACTGTAAACTTTCTGCTCGCAAAGATATTGATCGAATATCATGACCGCCCATAGCAGGGGAGGATGGTTTGGTAGGTGGATGAATTTGAACTTCAAATAAATTTGGTCTTCCGTATGCGTTTTGATCACTAAGCGATGCTAAAAAATCATTTAGCACACCAAACCCAAGGGCATCTTTAAATGTTCCAAATCCTGTTGACATTTTTTATATCCTTAAAATAGTTTCTTAGTTTGGTTATACACCTTTGACGTAGATGCTTTTTTAAATCTTTGCACTGGTAACAAAACTGCGATTACCCACTCATCTGGCATGACCACACGAATTTGAGACTTTAGGTGACCGTAAAGATATCTTTTAATCACAGCCTTTGCCATTGGTAAAGTTCGAGCTCTCGCATAATTTATTCTAAGTTGTTCTCCAGCGTTATATTGATTATCTTGTGGTATGGTATTAATCTTATCAAGTAACCTAACTCTCAAAGGTATAGGCAGATAATGAAAATTTAATCCTAAAAACCCATCACTGTATCTCTCTAAAGGCAAGACCAATGGAAATGTGTCATAGTATGGTAGGGTCTTTTTATACTTAGGGTCATATACAAACATGTTCAAATTAAAAGCGGACACCCTAGTTGTTCTGCGACCATCTCTAATCAAGTCCAGAGGTGCAGGCTTACCAAACTCTTGTATCTTGTTCCGATACCACCGAATTGATTGTGGAGCGTTGCCCGCAGAGTCTTGAACGCTTTGTATGAAATTGTCTTCAGCCATGTAATTATTTATAACGGATACCTAAATCATCCTCTGTCAGTATCTTAAATTCCATACCATTATCTTTACACCATTCAGTCGCATATTTCCACTTTGAACTATTCACTCCCCAAGTCCTGACCTCGTTCAAATATCTTTTAGTTTTTCTTTCGGGTTCTTTTGGTGCCTTTGTTTGTTTCTTAGGTTTTATCTCAACAATAAGTTTTTTGGTTGTCCCTTCATTCGTTTTTATTTTTATGTAGAAATCTGGAAAGTAACGGTGTATGCGGCCATCCCAAGGCGACTTATAAGGTATCACTATTTCTTCACTGCCCCATTCTATGATTGACTCACTATGGTCACAATAAACCATAAACTTCCTCTCCCACAAAGAACGATAAATTACATTGTATGGATTACCTTTATATTTCTTTGGATTTTTGGGAGTATATCGACCTTTGTATGACATGATGTATAAATACTTTAAATAATATAAGGATTATTTAGTATGCCTGTATTCACCGCACTTAGAAACAAAGCACAATCTGCTGCAGCAGGGTTTGTCACTAAAACAGCTCGAGACGTTCTTGGACTGAATAAAGCAAAAAGTCTTAGATTCCCTGCTGTAAAACCTACTCCAAGACCTAATGGTAATCTTTTTAACGGTAAAGCTCTTCAATATCCACTCGACTTAGGCACGACTGGCAATGGTCATTTTATCGCATTTTTTGTTAAAAAGGTAAAACCTGCCAAGATTCAAATCTCTAGAGAAAACGCAGTATTGAAATTACTCAGTGATCAAGAAGAACAAGCAATTGCAGCAAAACGGGAGATTCCTAACGAACCAAAGTTCCGTCCGGCAAGACAAGCTGCCCAAAATGAAATCAACAAAATAAGGGCCCAAAGGAAAAAGTCAGTAAGCCAGATAGAGAGCTCAATGCGAAGGCAAACAAGTCTTACTGATACGTCTGGAACTTCAATACGAGAACTTCAAGCAGCTAAGACGGAAGTGGTTGCGACCATCGCTTTACACTTTCCCCCAAGTATTCAACAAGAATACAATTTACAATATAATGACAAACAAATATCAAGACAAGCTGCGTTTGGATCACAAATTGTGCAGGCATTTATGGCTCAGGGACTTTCTCGTGATGCTGCGAAATCAGCTGTTGACCCACTATTTGAAGGCATTAAAAGTGTCTCAAACAGACTTCTTTTATCTGCGTTAGACACGGTTGCGCCAGGCTCTGAAGCTCTGATTGCATTAAATAGAGGGAAAGTTATGGCTCCTAAAATGGAGGTCATGTTTGAGGGTATAGGAAAGAGGTCTTTTTCATACACTTTTGTTTTTACCCCAGACTCCAAAGATGAAGCACAAGCAGTTAAGAATATTATTTTTACATTTAGAAAACACGCTGCATCAAACTTTGCTGATGGAACTAATTTTGGTTTTGAATTAGAAATTCCAGATATGTTTGAAATACAGTATTACACTGATAAAATTACACCAAACGGATATTTACACAAAATAGGGAATTGTGCTCTTCAGAGTGTGGGTGTCACATACGGTGGAGAAAAAATGACTTTTCATGAAACAGACTCAGATGGAGCTCCACCCACAAAGACAACCATGACACTAAATTTTAAAGAACTCAGAACAATTACAAAAGACGCTATCGAACAGGGATTTTAAAAAATGTATTTTTCAAAATTTCCCTTTATACTCTATGATTCCTCTGGTAATTTTGATTTTAAGGTTGTAACTAATCTTTTAAGACGAGTTGCATTGAGAACTAAACTTAGAGAAGACACTCTTATTTTTGATACATATGATGTCAAGGACGGTGAAACGCCAGAGATTCTTGCTCACAGGTTATACGGTGACTCAGAGTTGCATTGGGTGATTCTTTCAGTCAACAACATTACAGATAGATATCATCAATGGCCAAAACCATACATACAACACATATCATATCTAAATGAAAAATATCCAACGTCAGCAGAACTAAACGCATTACATCACTATGAAATAGAACAAACCTCTGGTGACACCACAGTGAAAATTAACATTGGAAAAGACAACACAGATTTTCCAAGTGCGACTGCAATAAGTAATTTTGATTTTGAAGAGGACTTACAAAATAAACAGAGGTCTATCCGTTTATTGGATCCATCGTATTTGGAGCAATTTATTCAAGAGTTTGAAGACCTCATGCAAGAAAGTGATATTTAATGTCATCAGCGACCAAAATAAAAAGAGAGTTACAGAAAGCAGGTTCTTACACAGTTGAAAAACTGGAGGTCATCACCTCACAGGGTGTTAAGGTAGAATTACTTGGCTCTATCTTACATATCAGTTTTTTTGAGGACATAAAATCAAGTAGCATAACTGGACATATTCTCATCAATGACATGTTAGCGTTGTCCAACATTGGTCCAATAATGGGTCAAGAATATCTTAGAATGAAACTAAAAACAAATAGGAAAAAATTTGATAATTTAGCTACTTTTGATTTCACAGAGAATTTATTAGTGGTAAATTCTTTACAAGTTAGAGAGGAGGCCTCAAGTGGAAACCAAATATTATTACTAGAGTTCTCCACATCAGAATTACAAAGAAGTCAAAGAATCAGAATAAATCAAAGTTATAAGGGGACTTACTCTGATATTTTCGTAGACATTATGAGAAATCATTTAAATACAAAAAAGAAATTGTTCGTAGAACCATCAGCTGGGATAGAAAAAATCATCTTCCCCCACCTCAGTCCTTTTGAAGCGATTCACATGATGAAGAGACAATCTGTGTCAACTCGTAACAATTCTCCTACATACATGTTTTATGAAGACTTTAGGGGATACCATTTCAGAAGTTTGTCAAGTATGTACGCTCAGGACAAAGTAGAAACTTATGAAACATCGGTGCCAGGGTCAAAAATGACCCCGACATTAACAAAAGAGATTGATACAGTCGCTGATTTGTTTTCAGTGATTAGTCATGAGGTGAAGGGAGTTGGTGATTCTATCGCAGCACAAAGATTAGGGGCTTATGCGTCTGAGCTGATAACTTATGACACATATACTAGAAGACACGAAACCACTATATATAATTATCTAGATAATTTTGAGAACGAAATTCATGTTACTAAAGGCACGAATAAAAGCAAAAAACATTTTCCGTTGATATCATCAACACCAGTTCAAGACACTCGTCGTATGAGTGATTTTCCGGCAAGAAGGTATTTATCGCCCACTGCGAATTACGTTGATAAAAAAAGCAATTATACTACCTCATCAGTTTTACACGATGCAAACGGAGAGTATGTTTACAAATCACCACGACCTGATACATGGATACAAAGAAGACAGTCTCAACTATATCAACTAGATCATGGAATTACTTGTATAATAACAACAAACGGTAATACAAGTGTAAACTCTGGTGACGTTATTGAATTCAATCTTCCAGCTGTCGCCGCAGCAAAAATGAGGAAAAACAGAAAACATGACATGTTTTTTAGGGGGAGATTTTTAGTTCATAGAATAAGACAAGACTTTGACTTTGCATCACAAAAACACCAATCTGTGATGACAATCGTGAAAGATTCTTTAGAGACAGAGTTCCAATCAGTTGATACAACTTTAGAGACTTTTCCACAGGATGAGGGTGCAGTAGTAACAGAATTTTATACTGAATATGAATCTAGCGACGACTAACATAAGAAAGGAGTAGTATTAACTTAATAATCATGCCAACAACATATCATAAGAAAAAGGAAGAAAAAATGGCCAAAACACGAAACCGCATTAAAAAAATGAAC